AAGATAATGTTTGTGAGTGGAACTACTTGCAGGGAATTATCAAACATCTCACAGATAAGGTTGATACCTTAACCCTTCATATTGTAAGCGTGACCCCGGAATGGGACCGTAGAGATGAAGTTGTACTTAATAAGACAACTCGTAATGTTATACTCGCAATGCATGATGAATATATGACTGATTGCATTCTAGATGAATGGAAAAATCGTGATGATGTTCTAGTATTTAAATCATATCTACTACCAGAGCAAGCGGAGAGTAATGTCTTTCCACTTCCTTTAGGTTATAATAAAAAACATAAAAAGTTAAAAAATAGACCTATTATCGATAGACCAGTTGATGTATTTTTCTCTGGACATATGTCATCACAGAATCGTGTGAATTATATGACCCCAATTATTAAATTCTTTGATCAGATAGACCAATCTAAGCGACCTAAATTAGATATTAATATTACAAAAGGTTTTAATATGGGATTTAATCCATCTGAATATTCAGAACGTTTACATAGCTCAAAGATTGTTATTTGTCCAGCAGGTAATGTGAGTATGGAGACGTTTAGACATTACGAAGGCTTGAGAAGTGGTACTGTGGTTGTATCACCTAGATTACCTCAAAATGAAATCTATAAAGATAATTATATTGTACAAGTAGATAATTGGGATAAAGATGTAGGAAATGTAATTGTAGATTTGCTTTCTGATCTTGATATGTTACAATTAGTTAAGGATCGGCAAGATACTGATTACAGTACTCGTTATAGTATCAAAGCTGTTGCTGAATATATTAGTAATAAATTATGAACTTCTTTCAATTACAGAATAAACTATTTTTCTCGGATAAGAGAAATCAACCTGATTACCTAGATTCAGAAGGGGAGCAAGGCTTTGTGCCTTTCTTGCTTAATAGGTGGTTCTCAATGTATAGTAGAGATACAGTGTCATTTACGAATAATATACTTAATAAATATTGTGGTATCTTCGATGATAAGCAGAGGATGTTTCGATTCTATTATAATATAATTCCTAGACTTCAATTTAAACGTATTAGCTACATTAAGAAAAAGAAGAAAGAGAAAACTGAAGAGTTTGAGCATCTAGAACTTATTGCAAAAAACAAACATATATCTGTAAGAGAGTTAAAATCTTATATGGAATTGCAAACAGCACTTGATTAATCCAAACCTTTAACTAAATAATCTTATGGCCCAAAGAAGTATTGATACTCTTGCAACTCAAAAACATCTTATTGACCTTTCCACTAATAGTGAAGGTGATATTGGATTGACTGATGATTTTGAACTTAACATGATTTTTGATGATATTCTCTTAGTAGAATATATTGATGAAAATGATACAGGGGAGATTGAACGTAATGGTATCTTTGTTCCTACAAATGCTGTATCACGCGCTTGGCGTAAAGCTCGAGTTATATTAAAGGGGCCTAAATCACAGTATGTTAAAGAAGGTGATATTGTTATCTTTCCTAATAATCTCGGTGTCACTATTGCTAACCTCGATGTAAATGGAACTAGACTTAAAAAAGCAATCTTCTTGAATGAAGATCGTTTGTTTGGTATTTGTACACTTAAGAAGTGATTATACAGCGGTCAGCTCTTGATGTTGCATTACTATCAAATGTATGTGATGTACGATTCGTGCGACGTGACCCACGACCAGGGGATGGACCCACTAGGCGAATGTTTGCTACTAAGTCATACGATCTTTTAAATTCTATAAATGGTAGAACTTCGCTTAATTATTTTACACCTAAAGGTCCAAAAAGGATTAATGAAGCAGCAGACAACCTGTTAGTTGTATGGGATATTCTAATGCAAAACTATCGTACCATTAACTGTAACCAGGTTGATCTTATTGAAAAAATACCAGCAACTGATGAGTTCTGGCCTTATTTTAACGAGAATATTTACCCAATGTCACCAGCTCAAAAGGCTGGTTTTATGAACTCATGAATACTGCACTTGAAAATTTCTCTGAATATATTAAACCTTATTTGCTTGATACAATTGCAATTAAGACAAATAAAAAAATTATCCGTAAGGGTAGACTTAAGATCTTTCAAGTAAAACAGCACTATGCCCGTCTTACACTTGAAGATGGAGAACGTACTCGTATTTATGAGATACCATACCCGTATGATATTAGTAAAGAAGGTAATGTAACTACGCTTAACTATAGGACAAATATATTTTTAAATATACAAGATCTAGATTTGCAAGTTAAACTACTTGACTCTACTAAGAAGTCAAAGTTGTATGATGAATTAGTCTACATTCTACCTTTAAAAGATGTTGATTAATCGAGTTTATAGACTACAATTAGTTTAGTGATATCTAAACTACTGCAAAAATTTCCTGAAGGTTATGATCCTAACCCATCTCAAGTTAAGTTACTTAAAAATATTGATGATGCTTTTGATAACGGACATAAATTCGTTATATGTAATGCTCCTACTGGTTCAGGTAAGTCATTTGTATCAAAGACTGTAGGTAATGCTTCCGAAAATTGCAGTAAAGAGTTTAGAGATATAGTTACTAGCTATCTTGCATATAAGCATACTCCTTCAGGTTATACTTATGAAGAAGATTGTGAGAATGAAAAGGCATTCGGTACTACTGCTTTAACTATTACTAAGGCTCTACAAGATCAATATAAGGATTTGTTTAATGATGTGGAAGTATTAAAGGGTAAGTCTAACTATCAATGTGCTATCGATGATCGGTATCCTGTAGATATTGCACCATGCTTACATGCACCGAGCCTTAAACGTAAATGCTGGGCTGAGTGTAAGTGTCCATATTATGAGCAACGTAATAAGACTCTTGTATCTAAGTTCAATACTTTGAACTATAATATGTTCTTTGCTTTACCTGATCATCTTAAGAAGAGGTCGTTTCTAATATGTGATGAGGCTTCTGAGCTTGAGGATCAGCTTGTTAAAGAGTTTACTTGTGTTGTAGATTATGTCTTTTTGAGTAAATTAGATGTTAATATTAAACCTTATATGAGTAATAACTCTGCTGTTAAATGGTTGAGCAACGTTGCTATTGATATTAGTGATAGGATAGAAGAGCTTAGAGATATTATTGCTAACAAAAAAAGTAAGAATCAGAAAGCTATTCAAGATCTAGCTTCAATGATGACTCGGTTAATGAATATTCATAGTAAGGTTGAGCTTGTTATCGACTCTTGGGATGAGTCAGAATATGTCTTTGAGAAGGATAGACAGTCAATTACTTTTATGCCTTTGAAGGTTGATAAGTTAGCTCATAGATTATTTGAGTTTGCTGATAAAGTTATCTTAATGTCAGCTACTATTATTGATCCAGAAAACTTTTGCAAGAGTCTAGGTATTACAGATTACAAATATGTTGAAGCTGAGTCGAGTTTCGATCCTAAGAAAGCACCTATCATATGTAATCCAAAGTATAAGCTTAACTACCATACAATGGATAAGTACTTACCAAGGATTATTAAGCAGATTGGTGAGATATGTGAACACCATAAAGACGATAAAGGTATTATTCACTCACAGAATAACTCAATTACTCTTAAGATATCAAATACTTTGCATGATAGTAGGTTTTTATATCGTGAACCGGGGGTTAGGAATGAAGAGATTCTAGAAGCTCATATGACAGATCCAGATCCTACTGTATTAGTATCACCTTCTATGTCATATGGTGTAGATTTAAAAGGTGATCTTGCAAAGTTCCAAATTATTGTTAAGGCTCCATTTTTACCTACTAAGGATGTTAGAATTGAAAAGATGATGAAGAATGATTTTGATTGGTATCAAAATAAAATGCTAAGTTCCTTAATTCAATCTTGTGGTAGGGGTGTTAGATCGAAGAAAGATGAGTGTATTACATATATTCTTGATGGAACTATTGTAAATGCTATACTAAAATCAAAGCATAAGCTACCAAAATACTTCGTAGACCGATTTGTGTAATTAAATAATAGTAGCTTTGAAGAAATATACTTACAATTTCGAGATAAAAGATCTTCTTACTCAGTTTGTTGCTGCGTTTGACGATACTGTTATTAAACGTTATGATAAAAACGGTAATGCTAGGCAAGATGTTGAGGTTAGATATGTCTTTGCTCCTAAACAGCGTATCATGTATGATATCATTAACAAAGCTCAAAACCTAACCCTACCAGTTGTAGCGATTGATCTTAAATCCGTATCATATGATACAGAAAGAGTTTTTAATAAGTTAAGTAACTTTGAAAATTATGGTAATCCAAATAGCTCTAGTGCTATTAGAACACCTGTACCAGTAAATCTCGAGGTAAGTATGTCTGTACTATGTAGATATATGCAGGATATGGAACAAATTATTTCTAATTTTGTTCCTTACACAAACCCTTATATAGTATTAGCTTGGAAAGAGCCGACAT